CCATGATAACGGTGATTGACTCTCAATCAAAATGAGAACATTATGGGAACATCCGAAGCGGAGACGAATTAGAAAGACTCATGGCAATTAAGTTTACGAACACCCCTGTCCGCCCAGTAGAACCAAAAACAGGTAAAGCCAAAGGTTCGAAAAAAGCAGGTGGAACGTCGAACCGCGATAATTCTGATCTCGACAAAGACACCAACGGGAAGTGACCTGAATGGCTAATGCGCGTCTTATCGTGGTTGCTGCCTTTGATAAGAATGATGACGGTGAGCTCGTTCCTGCATTCGATCCAATGTCGTTTGAGACCGAAGGCCGTGCAATGAAAGCTGCGACCAGCCTTGAAGGAAAGCATTCGGGGATTGTCGCTTGGAGCCGGGAAGCAGATCCAGATATCGGTGAATATGGACCTCCAGCCATTATTTTCCAGTTTGGCGAGATCCCCGACATGGAATAATAAGACGCCTCAAACCAAAACCCGTCAAAGCGGGGTTTATTTTTAGCTAGGCATTGCATCTGTGGCGACCCAACAGAGTTAAAATGCACTTTTCAATGAAAATTCATTTTGATAGAATTTTGCCGCGCTTCGTGACAGGAAGCTGGGTCCACGCGAAGCGCAGCCCCGGCAACCCGATCACACCTCTCGTGCCGGGGCTTTCCCTGGTCGTGACTTACTTCGCGCGCAGTTCGATCGCCTTCAATCTCTCGGCAAAGAATATGATCTTATTCAGATCGTAAAGGCGGCTGGCTGCGTCCTTCTCGCCAAAACGATAACAAGCCTTAAAGATGTTGCCGAGCGCAAAGGACATGCCTTTGTACTCAATAAGGTCGTTTAGCTCACTCGCACCATCTGGCAACTCGTAATAGCTGGTCGAGCCGCCATCGGAGGTCACAGTTGAAGGAAGGCCGTGGACGGTGATGTCGCCTAGACGGGTTACTGGTCCTTTATAGCGTATCATACTTCTTCCCTCACCTTACGCTTCGGCTCCTCGAACTTCTCAGTCAAAGGCCCACCTGCCAACAATCCGCGCAATGCTGACAGCTTATTTTCCACAAGCGGTCGGAAGCGCCTTGCAGCAAACGGCGGGTTTTCATAACCGAACTGCGGGCAAGTTCCGCGATCTACGCCATTGAGACGTACGCCGATGAAACTGCCTTGCGTGTAATGCTCGAACGGACCAATCCACGAGATCTCGTAAATCTCGCCTTCCTTGATTTCGAGATACTGTTCAAAGCCGACGGCACTGTCGATGCAGACCACTTTTTGCCCAACATGGAATTGGTTCATGCTGTGTCTCCTTCAATAATGGCTTCGGCAATAATGCCTCCTGCAATTCTATGTATATCCGACCACGCATCCTCATCGTCGAATACGCAGATCGCTATCGCAGCACACCGCTGCCTTTCTGCAAGGACGGCTGCTGCAATTCTCTCCTCGATGTGACGCTCAAGTTTAATCGCTGCAATATTTTCGCCCATCATGCCGCTGCCCTATTCTCAATGCTTCGGTACTCAACTGCCACATCGTGCTGCATCGCTCGATCGATGCCCATCTTCATTCCGGCGCTGATACCACGATCAGAGTAAACAACGCATTTCGTAGCCACACGATACCAGGCAAGACCGGCCTCAATGCCCAACGACCGTTCATCGGGCCGCATATCGTCCAACACTTGCGTGTGCAGCAAATGGCTAGCAATCGGTGCCTCGCCTCGTCGCAGGCTGTCTAAGAGGCACGCTCGTGCATATGCTATGTTGCCGTCCACGTCGCCGCTGTAAGGTGTTTCGATGATGGAGAGTGGTTGACGGTTGTCGTTATAAGGTTTTGGCAGGCACCTTATAACCCCTGTTCTTAACAGCCGCCCTTCAACAGCTGCGCGTGCGGCTTGGTCTTCTGCTTCTTCAAGCATATGCTCTCCTCGTGTTGTGGTGAAACGCCGCTTGGTGGGCGGCGTGGTTGGTATTGTCTTGATGCGGTTTCCCAGCCTACACTGATAAACAATCAGGGAGGCCGATATGCAAATATTAGACGCCAAGTACGTTGGGAACTCAGCATCCATCACTGTGCAGTTCTCCGGCAAGAAGGTGGTCGTGGAATATGGCCCAATAGCTCCACCAATAGACGGAAGGATGCGTTCCCCATTCATCGACAATAAGGATTTAGCCATGAAAGAAATTTTGGCACAAACCAGCCAACTTGAAACTGAAATTCGAGCGGCCGTTGCAGACTATCTAGCGTCCCAAAAGGGCTGACGGTTAGGCTGCAGCCCTTTGACTTTTCGCATTATCATTAGATGCCGCATACTTCCCTGCGACCATCTCGGGCCGGAGAATGTCGCGACCGACTTCACCAAACTGCTTGCTATAGGTTATCCGTTTAGCTGATCGACCAGACAGCCACCCACCGCCAGCGGCATAAGCGTCTGGTGCTGCGAGCGTTTCATGCTGCTCGACATACATCAGCGTGCCTTTTCTGGCATCGTCGCTGTGTCGGTGTCCGATATGCACGTAGGCGTGTAGCGAGCGGCCAAACATTCCACGGAACATGCCAGCAATCGTGCCCTCGATATTTGCGACTCCTCGCTTGTGCCCGTGATGATAGGCAAGCATCGTGCTGCCCCACTCGAATGCGTAATAGAGCGACGGTGAATTATCGACAGTGATGCGAGGTTCGTCTTCATACATAACGGCGAGCATCTCACGAAGCCATGCGGATGAGGCCGGGTCGTGATTCCCCGAAGCCATCACGACATGAACGCGCTCGTGCTTCTGCAAAAGCATATCAATGATGCGGCGGATCGTTCGGATCACAATGCGAATGACTTTCTGCAGGCGGCTGTCAGCGTCCAGAACATGCTTGTGGGCAGGCGTGACGCTTTCAAGCGCATCGTGATGCATAAGGTCGCCCAACTGCGCCAGAATGGCCGTGTGAGCGTCGGGAGCCTGTGCCACAGCCGCAGAGAACCAATCAAGCAATAGCTGCTCGGCAATCCGCAGATCGTAATCGCTGCCAGTTTCTTCGCGCCACGACATCATGCCGAAATGGTTGTCAGTGATCGTGAACTGATTCAACAGATCCTCGCGACACCCCTTTGGCGCCGGCATAATCGAAACGCGCGGCAAATCTTCTTTTAGTGCTTCAACCATGGCCGTGATTGCTGCACGCTGTTGGTCGGCGTCCGCACGTTCCATGATGTGCTGCGTGACGATGCGCCCTTCGCTGTTAACGAGCGTCGTCTTGCCTTTAACCGCTAGACCGGCAGTCGCTTCGTAGACAGGGCCAGCCTCTTTCGTCTGGCGCATGTACGTGCCGTTCGGCGTCTCGGTCAGGCTTTTGATTGTATAACCGGGCAGCGTTTCTTTCGGACCCATCAGCCCGAGCTCAGCCGCGCGTTTGATGCTGTCGTGAAATGCAGACTTCTTGACGCCGCACGCGTGCGCAGCCTTCGTTATCGTGCCGTGCTGCTGATATGCAGCAACACGGCGGGCTAGTTCTTGTTTGGAAAGCATTTATTGTCCTCGAAGCTCGTGTATTGACGGGCCTTTGATCTCAATCGTGGAGACCGGGCCGCCGGGCTTACTGTCGTCGAACACGCCGACCACTAGACGGCCGGTATACCAAGCGAAGGTGTCGAGGTCAGTGCGTCCTGAAAATAGCAACGGGCCATCTTCAAATTGATGATGGCCATGAACAACGTGCCTTTCGCGATGCCCGCCTTCATATCCATCTGGATACAGCATCCATTGCATGGTCTGTTTCGTCTGCTTATCGAGCGGGATAGTCTCGTCAACGCCGGCATGAACGAACACACGATGCTCATCCAAGTGGATCATAGGCAGGGCTTTAAGCCAATCGATGTGCGACTGTGGAACAAGCGTGAGCGCTGAGGATATAGATCCGCCTTCCTTTGCTCCGTACGACAGAAGTGTCGCGCCGCCACCGTTCGGCATCCAATACGAGCCCGCGAGGCCAGTGGCGAAAAGGCAGGTCAACATGATCTCTTCATGATTTCCCTGCAAACATACCCATTTCCAGCGTTTCGGGTCATCCGGCCCTTGCATCAGTCGTTCAATGACCTGTGCGCTTTGCGGCCCACGGTCAACGTAATCGCCCATGAATACAATGGTGCCACCAGAGTGGCTGCTTTGTTCGATGCGTTCGATTGCGGCCAGCAATAGATCGTATCGTCCGTGAAGGTCGGCGACTGCAAAAGTCTTACTCACGCGGCACCTCTGGCAACGATCATGGCGTCGGCGTATGCGTAAGCTAACGAGGCGGCCACCTTTACGATTGTTGTATTGTTCGTCTCTGCGAAGGTCGCCATCTCATGGTGCGATCCGCCAATAAGACCTTGCAACGCCTGCCCCGCAAAATGATCACGTATCGTCAGACCTTCATGAAGACTGCCTATACGGAACCCTTGCGGATTTTGCCATGTAAGGAATGGATGGGCAGGCCCACCCGTATTTACGCGCGCACCCGCGCCCTGTGCCTGTTCGGACATACAGTCTCCTCGTGTTGATTGGTTTGCGGGTTGGTGGCCCGCAATTTGTCATTGTGGTGGAAGTGAAAGGGGCGTCAAGTATGATGGGTGAAATTTAGGATTCGGGGGGGGGGATTTGCATGTCGAAGGCGACAATCGGAGTTTGCGCATTTTGCCAGCAAGAGAAAAAGCTCTCCAGATCACATGCAATTCCCAACAGCTATTTTCGATCCGCAAAGAGTAATGGTCAGGCAGTAAAATATAAAACTGACAACTCTCCAAATAGCGTAACGCAAGCTAGCGGTGACTGCCCGATGCTCTGCGCTGAATGTGAGAGCCATTTCAATGTCAATTTTGATATACCACTGCAGCAAATTATTGAAAAATTAGATAGACAACGAACTATATGTGCTAACGACGCTCGTTCAATTTCTCGTGCAATGTTATCAGTTGCTTGGCGAGCCAGTAAAAGTGACGCTGAGTTTTATCAGAATTTCAAATTATCCCGTCATCACGAGGATCAAATCAAATCTCTTTTTTCGGATAATTCACACAAGTCATTGGCTCATTATGCCGTGAGAATAAGCCGATTATTTGATCATATTCACGGCAATGACGTCAATTTAGCAAAGATAATGCTTTCGCCACGCATCCTCCGAAACAAGAATGGCGTAAACCTTACGTTTATGTTCGGAGGCTGCTTTATTGAAATACTGTCGCCACGTCCTCCACGTCCGACAGCTGTTAGTGAGCACTACCTAAAGACTGGACTGGGGAAGAACAATATTAGAACGATAAGTGTTTATGCGGTGCCAGGGTACGGTGAAAACATGTTGCGAATGCTTGAGAAGGATCGCGAAGATCATGTGACGCCATCCTTCCGTCGTTTTACCGCGCCCAACTGAATCGCTCACCCCCTAGCCCGCGTTGTCTTCTGCTCAAACACACGATCCATGCGCTCGGTGAGTCCGTCGATGCGGTTTGCGACGCTTTCAATGGCGCGCATGATCTGCGAGGTCTGTTCCTGCATCCCGGCCTTTGTGGCGAAGGTCTCAGCCGCACGTAGCTTATAGTCTGACAGCTCCTGCCGCGTCAGTGCGGCGAGCGCTGTGGCTGCTTCGGCTTTGGCGGCCGTTTCATTTCTCGCAGCGTTGATCTTGCTGTCGACGTACTTCCAAAGGCCAAACAAAAAGCCAAAGAGCATCACGATGAAGCCGACAACGCCCATGATTTCAGGTCCGGTCATGCTTCGTTTCTCTTTAGATTAAACATAGTTAATGTGCCCCTTTGTGTTCGCTTAAGGTCTTTGCTGATATGATTGCGGCATGAGACAGGTATCGAACAGTTTGATTGGAGAAATCTTCGGTGCGGTTCTGCGGGTTTTATGCATCGCGGTGCCGGTGATTGTTGCACTGGCAGCTATAGTCTTCATCGTGAAATACGAAGAGAGACGGGCGTTCATGCCGAAAGAGCAAACCCCGGGAGTGACTGAGCCTTTGGGCAACTGACCTCAAGGCCGTACCCCGCACAGCTTTTCCATTTTCTCATTCTCGGCCAGGATCTGGCGCTTGGTTTCTGACGTGTCGTCGTGGCTGGCGTAGATCACCCCCGCCACATCGCAATAGTTACCGCTTGTCGCGCATCCACTTAGCAAGCCGAGCGTCAACAGCGCTGTCATCAAGACGGCTGACTTCATTTTCTATCTTCCGTGCTTTGGTTGCCGATTGTGCTTCGCGCGCGGCCTGAGCTGTTTTGCTGTCGGACCGGCCTTTGAGGTACGCGCTGACAAGGACGGCCAACGCCGCGCTCAGAGCAACGGCGTAGCCTGTCAACTTGGAGCGAAGTGCTAGGAGGAAGGTCATGCTTACTCTCCTGTAAGAAGCAAGGACTTCGAACCGTCGCATTCGCGGCGGATCAGATACCCATCGCGAGTTTCGGTGATGCCTTGCGCGAGCGTTAGGTGCACACCGGTCCAACACTGGACCTTTTCGCCAATCGCGACTTCAGCAGTCTGCGCATCAGCATCGTAATCAATTACGATCCTCACGCCGCCACCCTCTTCAGTTCGAGCCTGTCTGTATGCCAGAGCCAGAAACCGCCACCGATGGCGACGAGCACTAGTGCGACTGTCAAGAATGCCCACGGGTTCGACACGGCGCTGATAAGGCCAGTCAAGAACGTACCGCCACCAGCTGCGACGATGGTCTGCACCGTCTTATCCTTGAGCAAAGGCACGTCGTCAGGCTTGGCGTCATCAGGAGCAGCGGCCTTCATTTCCCGCGCAGCAATCAGGCTGTCTAGGAAGTTGCGATAATAGCCGGAGATCAGCGTGGCCTTGTCGGTGCCGTTGACGATGACACGCGCGCCTTCAGGATCTGTTTTGCCCTTGCCGAAAAAGTCACTCAGCTTGCGCCCAGTGAACTTGCCCAGCACCATGCCTTCAAAGAGGATACGGATTGCCGTGGCTAACTCCAGCGCCTTCTCTGGCGCATCGGCAATACCGAACTTCTTGTAGTTGTCCTCGCCTGTAATCTGAGGCAGGCCTCGCCCGCGATAAGTCCAGCCGTCATTAACGCTGTCGTTACCCATGCGGCCGCCATAGACCTTATTAGCGAGCTTTTGAGGCTGGCGAACATATGGCTGGGCCGATGCGATTGACGAAAAGCGCTTTGGCCATGTCTTCCGAATTTGCGCCGCACTGGTGTAGTTCAGATTCTCGATGACCGGCTGCATCTTGCCGCCAGTCTCATGAAAGACAGTCGCAAGGATATAGGCGGTCTGCTCGTCGGGTAAATTGCGGCGCTCGGCTTCGGCCAAGATAGCCGATGTGCCATCAACCTGAGCCTGGCTCAAACGGCCGCCAAAAGGCGCGCGCCTCGCATACGCGAAGAACGTTGTTTTGTTCATTTGATTGTCCTAGATTGCCGCCACAACTTGTGAGGGCGGGAATGAAACGTTTGGGAATTGTGGCGCTGCTAGCGCTGACGGGATGCGCAGGTGCGAACTATGCTATGCAGCACTATTCGAGCGTTAAGCCGGTGTCGTATACAGCGCCATCAGGCACTGGATATCGGATTTACGATAAGCCGACTGAAAACCGCTTAATGATAACTCCCACCTTAGGCGCTTCCTTTGGAGGTGGAGTTGTTAAAGGAGCAACGTTCGGAGCCTACAATCCAATGAACGCCGAAGTGGTCTACCGTGATGCGGCAGAAGCATTCCTAGCATCAAAGGGCCGCACCTGTCGGGTTAACGACATTTCTCTTGTCTTCGAGCCGCAGTATGAGGCCCGGTATCAGTGCGAATAATTTTTCGCTAAGACAAAAAAGAAGATTGTGCAGCCGGGCACTACGCCGCCCGGGTCTTTCGGGTTGTAAACGTAGTCGCCTTCATCCGTGAAGACATGCGGTATCGCTTTAGTGACGGCAGCCTTTTCGATTTACTTTCTTAGAGTTGCAGATTTGAAATTCTCGTCATACTCTCCGCGCTGGGCAGGCTTGGGGAGATTTCTGTGAAGCATTTACTTATTGTTACCGTTGTCGCTGCCGCGTGGACGAACACCGCTGTTGCCGAGACATTTGACTGGTCCGGCATCTATGGGGGCGTGAGCATCGGTGCGAGATGGTCTAAAGCGAAGACAGACACACCGTTTGATATTTGGAACCAATATTACAGTGCGGACGGCGCTAACGTCACAGGTGGCGGCTATGTCGGATACAATTTCCAACATGGCCAGTGGGTATTCGGTCCAGAAGTTTCCGTAGAATTCACAGGCGGCGAATTCAAAGCTGACAAACTTCCTTGGGTGTTAAACACCGCAAGTGACGATGCTTATTTCCAAGAGAGATTTCGGTCAAAAGCGACAGCGTCGGTCAATGGACGCCTTGGCTACGCCTTCGGACAGTATCTGCCCTACATCACTGCTGGATACTCACGGGGCTGGTTTAGCCTAATGAGCGATGCCGTCACTCCGGGTTATCTTTCTTCATACGCCAAGTCAGATATAGACAGAAATGGCTGGAACATTGGCGCTGGAGCGGATTGGGCAATCACACAAAACATCATCGGTCGCGTTGCATATCGTTACAACGACTTCGGCAAACAAGATCTTGTTAGGGA